AAACACCATACGATCCACGCAATCCATATTCTGCCAGCAAGGCAGCGTCAGATCATTATGTCAAGACCTGGCATAACACATATGATCTACCGTATCTGATCACTAACTGTAGTAACAACTATGGTAAGCATCAGCACGAGGAGAAACTAATACCTAAACTTGTGAACCGTGCCATGAATGATATTACCACCTTCATGTATGGTGGTGGTCAACAGGTTCGTGACTGGTTGCATGTTAGAGATCACTGCGAAGCAATCTGGTCGCTGGAAAAGAATAACATCATCAATGATCAGTTCAACATTGGTGGGTCATGTGAGATGAGAAATATTGATGTCTCTAAAAAAGTTCTAGACCTCTTGAAAAAACCTTATGGTCTCATTGGTATTTCTGACCAAAGACCAGGGCAGGACAAGCGGTATGGTATGGATCATGCTAAAATAACTGCAACCACTGGGTGGAAACCGACTACTAATTTTGATTACGGACTACGCGAAACTGTATCATGGTACTTAGAAAAATGGGGAATGATGTAAAGTCATTCAACAGTCCAGTCACACTTTATGGTCCTGGATTTGTTGGTGGTAGGTATGCTGAGATGTATCCTGATACTATGGTGCAGGAACGTGATGAATACAAACCACAATCTAAGAAGATTCTCTACATGATCTCTACAGTGGATAACTATAATGTCCACAAAAATGTTGGTTTAGATGTTGACACCAACCTCCGTGTCCTGTGTGATGTCCTAGAGCATTGTCGTAAAGAAGACATTGAGTTCAACTTTATCTCTTCCTGGTTTGTGTATGGTAAAGGTGGACCTATCCCTGCTTTTGAGGATTCTCTATGTAATCCTACTGGGTTCTATAGTATCACCAAGAGGTGTGCAGAAGACTTGATCAAGTCTTTCTGTGATGTGTACAAGATGAAGTATCGTATTCTTCGTTTGTGTAATGTTTTGGGTGATGATCCTAAAGCATCGAAGCAGAAGAATGCAATCATGTGGATGATCAATCAACTCAAAGAGGATAAACCAATCAACCTTTATGATGGTGGTAGTCATCGTCGTGATGTTATGCACGTTGATGATGTGTGTCGTGCCATCAAGACGGTGATTGACGACGGTGACCTGAACACCACATATAATATTGGGTCCGGTAAACCCACAACAATCGGTGAGATCGTTGAGATCGCTGCTAGTTGTACGGGTACTAGATCCCATATAGATAGTATCGAACCACCAAAGTTTCACAAAGATGTCCAGACTCAGGACTTTTACCTGGACACCAGTAAACTAAAATCGTTAGGTTTCAAACCTACTATGGATACCCGTGAGATGGTTGAATCGTTATGTCTGTAAAGAGTAAGGTTGAAGATTTTGTTGCTTCTCTAGAGGCAGACGGAGAAAAACTATTCCCTTTTATGGCAAACAAGGGGTGGGAACCTGGTGACAATGTGTACTACTCTGGTCCCTATTGGGATGAGAAGGAACCTGTTGCTGCTATCACCACCATGCTACAGGGTAAGTGGTTGCCTGCTGGAGAGGAAGTCAATAAATTTGAACGTGCATTTTCCAAACAGTTTGGGTTTGACCACTCTGTGATGGTGAACAGTGGATCATCTGCCAACCTGGTGATGATTGCTGCACTCAAAAAGTATTTTGATTGGCACGATGGAGATGAGATTATCGTCTGCACCTGTGGTTTCCCCACCACTATCAATCCCATCATCCAGAACGGACTCAAACCAGTCTTTGTTGACATCAACTACGATGATCTCAACTGGGATCTGGAACAGTTAGAACAACGAATCAGTCCTAGAACTGTTGCGCTTTTTTCTTCTCCTGTTCTGGGAAATCCCTATGACTTCGATAAGTTCCTCGAAATTGTTGATAGGAATAACCTGAGGTATATCGCTGACAACTGTGATTCGCTCGGTTCCAAGTGGAGAGGTGAGCTCCTTACCAAACATGCCGTCGCAGCGTCTTGTTCTTTCTATCCAGCGCACCATATCAGCACGATTGAAGGCGGGATGGTCTCTTCTAACATTGAGGAGGTCGTCCAAATCGCCAGGTCTTTTGCCTGGTGGGGGAGAGGTTGTTATTGTGTAGGATCCCAGAACAAACTGGCCAACGGTGTCTGTGGAAACAGGTTTGATCGCTGGTTGGAAGGGTACGACCAGGATGTCGATCATAAGTATGTCTTTGGCGTTCAAGGATACAACCTCAAACCTGCCGATCTGCAAGGGTCTATCGGGTTGGTACAGTTGACTAAGCAGGACGAGATACATAGCATCCGTCGTAGCAACAAAGCTAGACTCCATGAGATCTTCTGTAAGATCCCTGGTGCTCGGGTTATTGAAGAGAAAGAGCATGCAGAAACCAGTTGGTTCGGTGTCCCCATCGTTTGTGAAGAACACAAACACCGACTTGTAAAATATTTAGAGGACAATAAGGTTCAGACAAGAAATTATTTTGCAGGTAATATCCTGATGCACCCTGCATATAGACACATTGAACCTGCAACTAATTATCCTAACGCATGTAAAGTGTTGGATAATGTATTTTTCGTAGGATGTAGTCCCGTTATTACTGAACCTATGCTAGAATACATAGATGAAGTTGTTTGCAATTACTGTACTGAGTATTACCAATGAAGACAGCACTAGTATTAGGTGCCGGTGGATTTATCGGCAGTCATATGGTCAAACGTCTCAAAGCGGAAGGGTATTGGGTCCGTGGCGTTGACCTCAAGCATCCTGACTTCTCTGACACAGCAGCGGATGAGTTTATCGCAGGTGATTTGCGAGAACAAACCTTTGTAGAACGTGTAATTCAATACAAAGGAGAGCAGGGAAACTACTATCATAGCGTTCCCTATCAGCACATCCGTCCATTCGACGAGATCTATCAGTTCGCTGCTGATATGGGTGGTGCTGGTTATATCTTCACTGGCGAACATGATGCTGACATCATGCATAATTCTGCTAGTATAAACCTAAATCTTCTTGGTGCAGTTCATGCATTCAATATCACCTTCAATGGTGTTGATGTAAAATGGACTGAAGCAAAGCGTCCCAAGTTAGATAACCCTACGAAGATCTTCTACAGTTCTTCTGCCTGCATGTACCCCGAGCACAACCAGCTCGATCCCGATAACCCTGATTGCCGTGAAGAATCAGCATACCCCGCAGCACCAGACTCCGAATACGGATGGGAAAAACTCTTCTCTGAACGGATCTATTTGGCTTTCGCGAGGAATTATAACCTTCCTGTTCGTATCGCTAGGTATCACAATATCTTTGGTCCCGATGGTACCTGGTTCGGTGGAAAGGAGAAGGCCCCCGCTGCCATCTGTAGAAAAGTCGCCTACGCCAGCACTGGGGAGTCAATCGAAGTGTGGGGGGATGGATGCCAAACAAGGTCATTCCTCTACATCGACGAATGCATCGAAGCAACTTGGCGTTTGATGCAATCAGACTTTGAAGGACCGGTCAACATTGGTTCTGAAGAGATGGTAACCATCAACCAACTGGTAGATATTGCTGCCAAGGTTGCTAACAAAGAAATTAGTAAGAAGCACGTAGACGTTCCTCATACTGGTGTACGTGGTCGCAACTCTAACAATGATCTCATCCGAGAAAAACTTGGATGGGATTACAGTCAGACTTTGGAAGAAGGTATGAGGAAGACCTACAACTGGATCATGCTTCAAATTGCTAAAGATTTTACCAGCGAGTACGAATGAACACACTTTATAACTATGAAAACAATACCTTGAGGCATCCTTTCAAGGGTCAAAGTAAAGTCTTTCAAAATTATTCGCAGGCATATCAAGATCTTTTTGTTCTTTCTATGTTGAAAGGAAAGACTAAAGGAAAGTATGTTGAGGTTGGTGCTAACCACCCCAAGAATATGAGTAATACTTTTCTTCTAGAGACTGCATTTGCTTGGCGTGGATTCTCTGTTGAGATTGAACGCTCCATGTGTGAGGTTTTCAATGGAGACATGTCTAGGCAGAACCATTGTTATGAGGCGGATGCTACCACTTTTGACTTTGCAGATGCTATTGCTAAGGAGAAGTGGCAGGGACGTGTAGATTATCTTACCGTTGACTGTGAACCACCTCAGATTACTTTCAAAGCACTGAAAGCATTCCCCCACGATAAGTTTCGTGCTAGTGTCATCACCTTTGAGCATGACTCATATAAGGATGGCGACACCATTCGTGACCACTCACGTCAGTTCCTTGAAGGTCTTGGGTATCAACTGGTGTGTGCCAGTGTCTGCAATGGAGAGAATCCTTACGAGGATTGGTGGGTAGATCCTAAGGTTGTCAAAGAATCTGTATGGAAACCTTTTGAGTGTGTTGATCAAGAGGCACGTAATATCTTGGTGGTATGAAACTATCTCATTGGTATGGACGTTTAGGTAACAACATTCAACAGGTTGCTAATGGGTTGATGAGTGCCCAAGCATACAAGACTAGGTTTGAGAACAACCTTGATCATAATATTATTCAAAAGTTTTCCTGTAGTTTTGGAGACAATAAAGTTGATGCCTCCGGAAAGTTTTTCTACTGGGATGGTCCGTACAAAGAAGTACCGATTGACAAGGGTGTTTGTTATACGCAAATGCGTTCGTTCTGTAAGACGTATGTTCGCCCTAGACTACAACTCCCTAGAGTGGATGTTGATCCTGACACTCTCGTTATGCATCTTAGGAGTGGAGATGTTTTTGACCAAAGGGTTACTAACCCTGATCAATATGTCCCTAATCCTTTTTGTTTTTATGATGTATTGTTGGAGCAATTCGACAAGTGTATCTTAGTTACTGAGGATACAACACACAATCCTCTTGTCAAAGAGTTGGCATGGAACCCAAAGGTTACTGTTCAATCTAAGACTGTTGAGGAAGACTTTGCTACCCTGTTGAATGCAAAACATCTTGCGACTTCTGGTGTAGGAACATTTGCAATGGCCGCGGCATTGTGTAGCAACACCGTAGAGAACATCTACTGTACTAATCTACATATAATGGAGCATCTAAACTATCAGATGCTGTATAATACCGACATCACTATCAACATGATGGTGTTGGATAACTACATCAAACCTGGAGAATGGACCAATAGTGATGAGCAAAGAGAACTCCTCTTTTCTTACAAAGCATAAACTTAGTAATATGTTAGTAACACAGATTGAAAACCTGTGTAAGAAACTACCATACTTTTACTTTGACGACTGTGCTTATGGAAACAGTGATCACCCTCTACGGACGGTGATGAATCCATACTTCAGTTCTACTTTGTTGAGTGTAGATGGAAACATCTCACCATATTTTCGCGAGTTCCCTTGGAACTCTATTGGTCGAGAGATTGGGATGCCTAACAACCCAATGATTAGGTCACACATGACCTTACAATATCCAAGACCAGAAGCATTCGGTGTTCCACACAACTCGCATGTAGATGATGACCGTCCACATATTGTAGGATTATATTATCCTAATGATGCTGACGGCGATACCTTTTTCTTTGATGGAGATCAAAATGTCATTCATAGAGAGTCTCCTGAAAGAGGGAAGATGGTTACTTTTGACGGAAAGCAATATCACTCCAGTTCTTCTCCAACTACTGGTGTTAGATTCACTTTGAACATCAATTATCGTCCATGAAAATCTTCGACGTATTTACTTTTTATAATGAACTAGATCTACTAGAACTGAGGATGAACATTCTCGGAGATTCGGTGGACTATTTTGTTATCAATGAGGCAAACATTACCTTTACTGGTAAACCCAAACCACTTTATTTCCAAGAGAATCGTGAGCGGTTCAAGAAGTGGGAGGATAAAATTATCCATCAGGTTACCATCGATGATAACAAAACCTTTGAGGCATATTATTCTGACATCCCTTACCACAGGAGCATGTTGGAAGAGAACATTTATGAACTGCCACTGCCATACCAGAGGGCATGCTTCCATAAGGACAGTGCAATTTATGGTCTGTTAGATAAGGCAGAGGACGATGACATCATCCTTACAAGTGATGCTGATGAGATCGCGAACCCTGAAGCATTGAAGTGTATTGATGAGTGGTTTGATCCTAGACATCACTACGTCTTGACAGGTCCTCTGTTTTATTACTACCTCAATGTGAAGTGTGAAGAGCAGTGGATGGGCACACGAGTGTGTGACTTCAAGACACTGAAGAGTATGAGTGTTGATAAACTCCGCCAGTCACATAAGGATGCATATAAACTTGCTAATGCATCATGGCACTGGAGTTTCTTTGGTGATGCTGACACTGTACGCCAGAAGATGGATGCCTATGAGCACCAAGAAAACAACTTAGAAGAGTTCCGTTCCAGCATGGAGGATAGGATCGAGCAGAACCTGGATCCATATGGTAGAACATATCTCTATCAACCAACTGTTGTAGAGATTGATGAAACCTTCCCTAAGTATGTCCGGTCTCAGAAGAATCGTAAACTGAAGAAGTTTGTGAAAGCACTATGAAATTGATCCATGGACCTGGAGTAGCAAATCATTGTGACTATACGTTTGGAGATCAGGCAGGGGTCATAGGTCAAGTGCATGGGTCTTTCATGAAAGTCGCCAGCAAAAAGAATAAAGAGTTTCTTGACCTGGTGTCTAAAACTGATAAGGAGTTCATGACTCTCTTTATTGATAACATTAGATTATATAATAGAAAGATCATATGCAACAATGCTAATGATCAGAAGTGGGTTGATGACCTACTAAAGAAGAACGACCTGCTAAAATTATGTGCTTCCCTTGACAAGAAGTTCATAATTTTTTGCAACAATGAGGACACTCCTGTAGAAGATGACATAGATATTCCAGGCAATGTGCTGGGTATCTTTGCAGCAAACGCAATAGGATTCAAACAGAAACTTTATTCTTTTCCTTATGGTGTCGGTAGGAAACTACATGAAGAAGATCATAGACACACTCTTCTGTTGGAAGCAATGGAAGAAGATCCTAGACCCAGAAAACTTCTGTACATCAATCACTCAGAGCACACTAACCTCAGCGTCCGTGGCAACATCCGTGAGATGTTTAGTGGAATCTCGTATGCCACAGTCGGACAGCGACAAGGATACCGAGAGTATATTAGGGAACTGCAAGACCATAAGTTCATGATCTGTCCGCAGGGCAATGCTGTGGACTGTCATAGGAACTGGGAGGTGCTGTACCTGAAGCGTGTTCCTATCATGCTGAAGGATGAGTACCTGCAAGAGTTATATAAAGACTACCCGGTCCTATGGGTTGATGACTTTGGTAAGATCAATAAGACCCTGCTGTTCGATGCTGAAGACTTATATGACAGGGCTAGAAATATCGACATAAATCTGCTAGACTTATACTCAGTATTCAATAGAGCGGTGCAACGTGCTAAAAATTCCTGAAGTCACGCTGCTTATGCTAGCAGATGTTGATATTCCTGAAGCTGTCTATGCGGTAAATAAATCATGTGAGTCTATTGAATGGGGTTCTGTCAAATTTCTTGGCAGCAAGGGGAGACCAGAAGGTCTCTGCGACCAAGCACAGTATGAGGAAACTTATCCAATTCAAAGCATCAATGATTTCAATTTTTATTGTATATATAACCTTATCAATCATATTCAGTCCACGCATTGCCTCCTTATCCATCCTGATGGTTTTGTTATTCGACCTTGGCTTTGGGATAGTTCGTGGCTTGACTATGACTACATCGGTGCCCCCTGGAGAGACGATCCAACTGCCTACCTCGACCCCTGGGGAAAAAACCAACGGGTTGGGAATGGGGGATTTTCCTTACGTTCCAGAAAGTTACTACAGGTCCCCTCCCGTGTGACTGTACCCTGGGAAGTCAATCAGGGAAACTTCTATAAGCATATGAATGCCGGACTATATAATGAGGACGGCAACATTTGTGTCCACAACCGGCATATTTTTGAGGAGCAAGGATGCGTCTTTGCACCAGTGGAAGTTGCCGCTAGGTTCTCTAAGGAAGTAGAGTGCCCAGAGCATGAAGGTATTGAGACCTTCGGTTTTCATTATCATTTCCAAAACATACGATGACAGTAAAATATTATCCTTTGTGGTGGAACCCGTGGCAAGATAAGCATCTTGACCTGGGTGAGAAGTCAGTCAGCATCTCGATTGACAACTTAGATTATGATTTGCGGGCGGATTATAAAATCTTGTTCCTGGCAGAACCGTATTCTATCTTACCTACAGTCACTGAGGGTGCACTTCGTAGTGCGTATCAGTTCGATAAGATCTACACGTTCACAGAAAAAATCCTAGAGAAATATCCACAGGCCGAACTCTTTGAGTGGGGATCTAGTTGGTTGGATTTCAAAGATTTGATTCTTGATAAGGGTAACAACGTTACCTTTGTGACTAGTGAAAAGAATCAGACTGTGGGTCACCGCATGCGGTTGGAAATTTTTGAAATGCTCAAAAATATTGACGTTTCAAATGGACTCCAGTATTATGCTCATAAGTCTCCTCCCTTCCACGAGAGGAGAAATGATTTCTTCGAGAACGCCAAGTTCCATATCGCAGTAGAGAACTCTCGTCAGAGAAACTACTTTACTGAGAAGGTCATTGATTGCTTTGCATCAAAGACTGTTCCTATCTACTATGGTTGTCCTAACCTAGGAGACTGGTTCAATATGGACGGAGTGATTGTCTTCCATGACATGGAAGAACTTGAACTGATCCTGAAACATCTGGATGCAGACAAGTATGATTGGAGAAAGGATGCTATCGAAGAAAACTATGAGATTGCAAAGCAATTCCATAGTGACAACGATGTGGTTCCACGCCTCACTAGAAAAATTATGAGCGATCTTCGCTAATGTCTGTAAGTTATTGCATCCCGACGCACGATAAGAACCCAAAGTGCCAGCAGTATTTGTTTGATATTTTTCATGCATTGTCTCTACAGACAGACATGGATTTCAATGTGTGGGTGTCAGATCATGGTTCCTCTAACAAAGTCTTGCAGGCATGTGAAGAGTATGAAGATCTCTTTGAGATCAACTACGTTCGCAATGAAGATGACCGGGGAAATATTTCTGCCAACACCAACTCTGCTATGCGGTTAGCAGATAGAGGCATTCTAAAGATCATCTTCTCTGATGATATGATTCTTACTAAGAATCTCAATGCAGAGTTGATCAATGCCTTCTTAGATCCTAAAGTGGAGTGGGCAGTCACTGGGTTTGCCCATACCCTAGATGAAGGTAAGACTCATTACAATCCTAAGACTCCTGTGTGGAACAGCAGACTGCTGGAAGGTGTCAACACCCTGAGTTCCCCGTCCATTCTTGCAGTCCGTAACAACCTGGGCGTCTACTTCGATGAGAAGTTGACTATGCTCATGGATTGTGATATGTTCTACAGGTTGTACAAGGACCATGGGAAACCGGCAGTTCTAACCCACTACCACATCTCCAACCGAGAACACGCCAGTCAAACTCAAAGACTGCACGAGCACCTCCTTCCCAAGGAAATTGATTATCTAAAGGAAAAACACAATGTTTCTTGAAGCACTTCTTGCACTTACTCCTCTTGACTTTGATCATCTTGCACGAGCAGTGCAGGTTGAAGCAGCACGTAACACTCAAGATGAGTTGTGTGTTGCTGTTTCAATCTTGAATCGTGTTAGGTCACCACACTTTCCCAACACGGTTGCCAACGTTGTATATCAGCGTGGACAGTACGAAGGATTCTTGAGACGAAGACCTAGTGCTGACCCACGAGTGGTCAAGCGACTGCAAAACGTTACAGCAATGCAGAAGGCATATAATATTATTGGGGACCGAACTGACTTCAAAGGGCAGACCATGCTCCGATATCGAGTCTCATCCCAAGACCCTATGTGTCATCACAGAGGTAACTTCTTTCACTATCACTGGCAATCATGATTGGATTCAACCACCTCGGCAGACATGGGCGTCTGGGAAACCAGATGTTCCAGTATGCTGGACTGCGTGGCATAGCAGCACATAAAGGATATGATTTTTGTATCCCTCCTAGTAAGTTTGAGGATGAGTGGCATGACCATCAACTGTTTGAGTGTTTCAAACTAACAGGGTTGACAAATATTGCTGTGTGTCCTGGACCTTATGTTCAAGAGACACACTTTCACTTTGATAAGAATTTGTTTGACAATACCCCTGACGGACACAATGTCTATGGGTATTTGCAGAGTGAAAAATGGTTCAAGCATATTGAATCTGAGATCCGTCAGGACTTTGAGTTCAAGAATGACATCAATGATCCTTGTGTGGGAATGATTAGTTCGGTTGACCGACCTATTGCTTTACATGTGCGTCGCGGTGATTACCTAACTAACTGTGACAACCATCCTCCCTGCACCAAGGAGTATTATGATGCGTGTCTTTCGCACTTTGATAGCGACCGCAATTGTATTGTTTTTAGTGACGATCCTGTGTGGTGTCACGAGCAATTTACAGATGATCGGTTTCTAATTTCTGAAGGCGGAGACAATGTGGCAGACCTTTGTATGATGAGTCTCTGTGATGACTTTATCATTGCAAACTCTTCATTCTCTTGGTGGGGATCTTGGTTGAGTAAGAATCCAAACAAAAGAATCCTGGCACCTGAAAGATGGTTTGGCACAGGGTACACAAAGAATCACAACACATCAGATCTATACTGTGACAACTGGGAGGTTGTAAGTGTCTAATACTATTGAACAGGAAGGAATTGAAATTGAAGACCTTGGAATGTATGAGGATCTTCAAATCCAACCAGTAAACTCCTGGGATCTATCCAAGACTACCTTCATCATTCCGTTGAGGATTGAGAGTCCTGATAGGATGCGTAACATCACAACGTGTCTGATCTATCTGCTCCGTAACTTTGACACTCAGGTCATTATCAAAGAGCATGATCTAGAGTCAGTATTTTTGACGAAGGTGGTGCCCATGTTGGACATGGCACTGCCTCCTGATAAGATGACGAAGATTCATCACATCTTTGAGAAGGCAGACCCTAACAACACAGCGTTTCATAGGACACGTCTCCTCAATGACATGCTGATGTTGGTGAAGACTCCAGTAGTTGTCAACTATGACTGTGACATCTTACTACCAGTCAACACTTATATCCTGGCACAGAATACCATCCTCAATGGATATGCTCCTGATGATGTTGGTGAACCTGAACCTGTCAAGTGCATCTATCCTTATGGGTATGGTGACTATCAACGTCAGTTGACAATCGATGATAACGACGTGACTCGGTTCATCAATTCAAACTTCAACTTCGGTGCCTTCAATGGTAAGGCAAAAGTTTATGATGCTAAGTTTGGATTCTGTCAGTTCTTTGACACTGAAGAGTACATCAAACTTGGTGGAGAGAACGAAGGGTTTGTTGCTTATGGTTATGAGGATGATGAGAGGTATCATAGATTCAATACTTGTTCCCATGTGATGCGGTTGAATGAACTGGTGTTCCACATGGAACATATCAGATCAGAGAACTCATGGTTCCACAACCCATACATCGAACAGAACCGTAGTCTATGGGAAGAGTTGAAAATCAAAACAAGAAAACAATTAGTTTCTTACTACACCAATATTGATTACATGACCGCTCGCGGGGTGAAGAACGATGCCGGACAAGAATAAAGCACTCAAAAAACTGGAAGGGTTTCCTTTTGTTCTCTGGGTAAACCTTGACCGCTATCCCGACCGCCGTGAGTATATGGAGAAGCAGTTCTCCTACTGGGGAATCGAAAAGCATCACCGCATCGTTGGTATTGATGGTAAGGAAGATGACCCAGCATCATATCTGAAAGGAACAATCCCACACAACATGAACTCTGGTGAGATTGGTTGTGTGTTGAGTCACCTGTCGGCAATCAAATACTTTGTCGAAGAGACTGACCTGGATGAGGTCTTCATCATGGAAGATGATGTTGACCTGAGCACTGCCAAACATTGGACGTTCAACTGGAAAGATGTACGTCGTCGTGTGCCAATCAACTTTGATTGTCTACAACTGACCATCATCAATCCAAATGGTATCACTCTAAAACTGCACCATAGATTCATCAATGATTTCTCTGCTGCTTGTTACTTGATCACAAGGCACCATGCAACTAAGATCCTGAAGATGCATCAACGTGGTAGTCTGTGGAAGATTGATCAGAACATCAAACCACGTTCAGTGTCAGAGGATCTGATCCTCGACAGTGGTAAGTCATACTCCACTCCACTGTTCAACTACCGAATTGATATGGGTTCTGCTATTCATGAAGAACACATTGACATCTTCCACAAAGGTAGTAAGAATGCATTAGCAGAATTTTGGGAACGTGATGCAGTCGAACACACTGTCGATGACATCATGGAACTCGATGAGTATTGTGGTAGAATACCACCATCTGTATATCTAAACCAAGCAAAAGAACAATGACAGAGCAACCACAATTTACAGAAATGCAGGACTACGGACACATTGGTGTCTTTGAGAACTTTGTGAAGTGGGACTTCTGTGATAGCATTGTTGATGTATTTGAGTTCTGGTATAACAAAAAGTATTTTGTTGGGGAAGAGTCTCGTCACCCTGTAACTGAGTTGGATGGTCGTGAGTTTTCTCTAGATCATTTCAACAAAGGCAACAGTCAGTTTGCCAAGGGTGGTATGGGTCGCAAGGATCACCAGTTGTATCTGGAACTTGCTGACCAGACTATCACTGCACAAATCAATCAGTGTATTGGTCAAGCATTTGAGATCTATGTGCAGAAGTACAAGGGTCTGGTTGACTCTTGTGATCCGATTTCTTCCTGGACATGTAAGATCCAACGCACAGATCCTGGTGGTGGATACCATGTATGGCATTGTGAGAACGGTAACTTCTTGTACCGTGACCGTGTGTTGACGTGGATGATCTATCTGAATGACATCCCCCCGGAGAATGGTGGAGGTACTGACTTCTATCACCAGGAGAAAACGTTCCATCCTAAGAAGGGAACTATTGTTATGTGGCCTGCTACGTATACCCACATGCACCGTGGTGCTTTCTTGACTGGCGAACAGTCTAAGTACATTGCCACTGGTTGGTTTATCAGGGAACCTGGTAATGTGACTGAACGCACTATTAGTGAGGCAATGGGTAATCAGCAAGCACAGGAGAACTTGAATTGATATTCTATACTTGTATTACAAACGACTACGACTGGGTTCCTGATGCATACTATGATCCCAGTTGTAGGTATGTTTGTTTTCATGATGGATCAATTGAAACGCAGAAAGCACCCTGGGAGTACGTTCTTCTAGAAGAAACTGAAGAGTGCTTCGTAAGAAAATCTTATCACCCCAAACACTTGCCCCATCATTACTTTGATGAGGGTGAGTTTACGGTATGGATAGACGCTTCCTATCCTATTACGAAAGAGTTTGTAGAGTTCTCTAGAGAACTCATGGAAGAGTTTGACTTTACGATTCAGATTCATCCTGATGAAAGAACCCTGTTTGCAGAGTTCAATAAGTTATGCACCTATGGTTTCTCTGATTATTCTGAGATCATAGAGATGGCAAAACTAATGCACTCTAGAGGATACCGTGGTGAATATTATAATCAGACTATCAACTGTGTTCTGTGGAGGAAACTAACTCCTGAGGTAATCAAGTGGTGTAATACCTGGCGTGACTGGTACATGGGTGGTGTGAATAGAGATCAGATTTCTAGTTCCATGGCAGAGTACCTGGTACCTGAGTGTAAGATCAATAGAATTCCCTTACAGATAAATCTGAGCAACAGTGGTAGGAAGAAAGAATACATTCAATCATATCCTATTACCAAACCAAAGAACAAAGACATCGTTGATTTGCAGAATAGTCTGCACCAAATCTTTGGGTTCAAAGATCTCGTAAAGAATATCATCGACAAGACTGTTGACAACATTCCACATGAGTATGGTGATTCTGTAAAAGATCTGGTTGTCTTTACTTGCGTCACTAATAACTACGACGAGTTTCCTGAAGACAGTTACTATGATCCTGACGTTAGGTATGTGTGTTTCCATGATGGGAAGATGGATACCACTGTAGGAGCATGGGAATATGTGGAATTGGATTTAGATATAGAAGATCCTAGGGACTTTGCTTTCTATGTAAAGGCAAACCCACATGAGTTCTTTCCTAAAGGAACGCACACAGTATGGATTGACGGGTGTTTCAAACTTACAAAGGACTTTATCGAAAATAGCAGAACGTCATTCCCATTCTCAGTACTGAGGCATGGTAGTAAGTTCTCTTTCCTCGATGAACTTCTAGAAGGATACACATGTGCTTTCTATAGTAGGCAGTGTGTCATGAACTTCATGGAAAGATTGGGGGAGACTGATTACGACTTCAAAAAATATGCTAGTCCTCAATGCACAATCATTTGGAGAACACTGACTGATGAGCAACGTGAGTTTGATCAGGCATGGTATACGTGGGGTGGTGGTGAGTTCAATAGAGATACAATTCCTTTTGACGTTGCTAGACAACTAACTGGTATTGAACCAGAGTTCTATGACAACAGAGATGATTGTGGTATTGAACTTGGGTTCTTCAATAAAGTAGGACGCAAGGGTAAGCATCCTCAGCGGGGTAAGTTTGATCAATACATGACAGCAAATAATTTGTTGAAGAAGTTACAACCAATTACTAAACTAAATCCTAGATTGTATGCCAAGTATGATAAGCACTGGTTCTATATGAGACACTATGGAATCATCGATTGAGATCTATACGAGTATCACTGACGGATATTATCAACTACCCCCTACAGAGCACAGGTCTATTTGCTACCATGATGGCACAGTAGACCCACAAGATGGGTGGGAACTAAGACTGATAGATTATCATCACGAGGACCCAGTAAGACTATCCAGATACTCAAAAATACTATGTCCTATCTCTGGACCTAGTGTTTACATAGACGCATCTAAATTACACACTGTCAATGATAAGTTTATAGCGGTGAGTGAAGAAGTCCTGAGTAATCACGACTTCTTTTTGATGCAGCATCCGCACAAATACTTTTACCTAGAAGAGTGTGCAGAGCATATACACAGAGGACTGGTTGACTCTGAGACAATCATTGATTTTACCAGTAAGGTTTCTACCTCAGACTATAACTTTGCTAACTTCTTCTCGCCATTGGGAACTGTCATCTGGCGTAACGGACCCAGTAGTATTGATAGTCTTTGGTGGGAGTGGTACATGCAAGGTGGTAGGAGAGACCAGTTGTCTCTTGCGGTAGCATTGCAACTTGCTGACGTGCCATACGGATGGTCAGAGTCCCGTGAGTTTATCAATAGGTGGTCTGACTCTAACCCTATCGATGGTGCCTGGTGGAAGAACAAGGGTGGTAGGTATGCGAGAGAAAAAGTAGACCCTACTCCATACATAGATCAACTATGTGCTATCACTGGTCTAAGTAAAAAGGTGCGTTATCGAGCATCCATTCTCCGAGAGACTGGTGAGTGGTTGTTCGGAGACATCTCTAAGTATTTCAAACGAAACGATCCTGCCCTGATCAAACTAAGCGGACTATGATTATCTACTCTTGTATTACTAATGGGTATGATGAGATTCCTGATGAGCATTACTACGATCCTGACATCCAGTATGTAATGTTTACTGACGGGACTGTTGAACAGAAAGGACCGTGGGAGTTTAGGGAGATACCTTGTGACTATCCATGTCACCGTAGACGGTCAGCGTTTGTCAAGATCAATCCCCATAAGGTCTTTCCTAAGGGAGAGCAGACTGTGTGGTTGGATGGATGCTATGTGATGACTGAGAGGTACGCTGAGCAATGTAAGAACTACTTTGAGCAGGCACCATTCACCATCATGAGGCACTGTGAGAAGTTTTCTTACCTAGATGAAGTGTTGGAAGGGTTCATGGCATCTATGAATACCTGGGATGATCAGATACTTATCACAAAGACCATCAAAGAACTAGGGTACAACTTCAAACAGTATTGTAGTCCGGTGTTGGCATCCATATGGAGAACCATGAACGATGAGTACGAAGAGTTTGGTGACCTTTGGTGGAAGTATTCATTGATAGGTCCTAACCGAGATCAGATCTCCTTTGATACTGCTAGGCAGTTGACTAAGATGGAACTGAATATCATAGAAGATGGTTGGATCTCAAAGGAGAAGCAATCAGACGGTACGAACAAGCACCTGCCTGGTAGTTGTGGTATACTTTTTGGGTCTCGCGGCAAGCAGTATCGACGCAAGCGTCATCCCCAAGCGGGACATCCCTTGCAACATAAGCAAAGATCTGCTATACTCAAGGAGTTGAGAAATATTACGGGCATGCATCAGATTTATGCTCGGTATGATTTTTCAGAATTTGTACTACGTAATGTAGTACAACCTACAATGCCGTTACAAGAGTCCAATTTTTGTAACGATAAATAAATTTGTGTGAGGTTTTCCTCACTATACTTGTCGCCTCACCGAGACTAAACAGCGACACTAAACAATAGTCTCTCATACCAACCTTGGAGGGTAAGGTTGGAATACTATAACTTGTGTTCCCCGCACTTTTACATAACCCTTTTTCAATGTCCGCTACTATCTCACGTTCCCGCCAATCAGGTTGGGAATCATTCTGTGAGTGGACCACCAGCACAAATAACCGCCTCTATGTTGGTTGGTTTGGTGTGTTGATGATCCCCACACTTCTCGCAGCAGTTACCTGCTTCATCGTTGCCTTCGTGGCAGCACCTCCCGTCGAT